CCAGGGAAACTTATACCGATTTTAGTTCAAGCTATTAAAGATCTTAAAAAAGAAATAGACGAACTAAAAAAAGCATAATAATTAATTAGTGTGGGCCTCCGGGCCCACATAAATTAAAAAAGGATAAGATATGAGTTTTAAATCAGATGTATTTGCCCAACGAGTAACAGCAACAGGTGTTGTATTTACTGGAAGAACTAGACTTAGAGGAATAAGTGTTGCCTCTGATGGTGGTGGAGCTGGAAGAATTACTTTTTCAGACGCTACTGATGCTACAGTTCTTTTTGATATAGACATACCTAATACTGATGTATTTGCGTTTAACATACCGGAAGACGGAGTTTTATTTCCTGGTGGAATTGAAGTAACCTTATTTACTAATATAGCAGCAGCGACTCTGTTATTTGATAAGTAGGAGGTCTAAGTGGCTAACACTACTTCAGGAACAACAACCTTTGAAAAAGGGTTTTCGATAGATGAAATAGTTCATGAATCCTATGAGAGAATAGCTATGACTGGTGTAACCGGTCAACAGTTAAGCTCTGCAAGAAGATCATTGAATATCATGTTTCAAGAGTGGGCCAACAGAGGTCTTCATTATTGGGAAATCGCAAATAATGATTTAATCTTGGTAGATGGTCAAGCTGTTTATACAATGTTTAGATCAACATCTGATGGTACTTCTGATGCAAATGCTATTTATGGAGTTGACGATGTTTTAGAAGCTTCATACAGAAATGCAGAAAACATTGATTTTCCATTAACAAAAGTAAACAGATCTGTTTATCAATCATTTGCAAGTAAATCAGCAAAAGGAACACCAACTCAATATTTTGTACAAAGGTTTATTGATAGAGTGACAATAACTTTATTCTTAACTCCTGGTCCAAACGAAGCTGGTAATAAAATTAATTATTACTATGCTAAAAGAATTGATGACGTGGGTAAATATACAAACGATGCGGATGTACCATATAGATTTGTACCATGTATGACTGCGGGACTTGCATACTATTTAGCTCTAAAATTCAAACCTGAAAGAGTACAAGATTTAAAAATGTTATATGAAGATGAACTACAAAGAGCATTACAAAATGATGGATCTTCTTCTAGTTTATTTGTAACACCTAGAACTTATTATCCGGAGATATAATAGATGACTAATTTATCAAAAGGTAGATACGCATTAGCAATCTCCGATAGATCGGGTATGCAGTTTCCATATAATGAAATGGTAAGAGAATGGAATGGAGCTTTTGTACATATTTCAGAATATGAACCTAAGCAACCACAACTAGATCCAATTCCAACTCCTGGTGACCCACAAGGTTTACAAAACGCTAGACCAGATAGAACTGAGCCACCAACCTTTGATATACTTCCTGAAAATCCGTTTTCTACAACTGCAGGATCAGCTGTAATAACATGTAGTTTTCCAAACAGTGGTTATAAGACAGGAGATTTTGTAGTTTTTGATGAACTAAAAACTGGTGTATCGGATGTACCGGTTGAAGCAATACAATTACAATCTACTTTGAATGGCGCAATTACTGATATTGCTACAACAATAACTTTAAATGACGCAAGTAATTTTCCAAATGCTGGATTTATATTTATTGAAAAAATAAATCCTGTAACATTATTATTTCAAAACGAAACAATTCAATACACAGGTAAAGCTGGTAATGATTTAACTGGTTGTGTGAGAGGAACCGCAGCTCCATTTAGAGGTGTAACACCAGCAAATACAACAGCTGGAACACACAATAATGGTGCAAAAGTATTTGGATCTTTTGAAATTACTATGAATCCCACTACAGTTTTTAACCCTGGAGAACCACCTACAATTACAGTTTTTAACAGTTTTAACTTTACTAATTTAACAACAGCTAGTACAACCAAAGAAGGAGGCGGTTTACAGTGTTCATCTGGACCCGTAGTATTTAAGGCATAATTATGAATTTTGGAGAATTAAAATCAGACATCAGAAGTTATACAGAAGTAGATGATACGGTATTAAGTAATACTGTTCTTACAACTATTGTAAAGAACGCTGAAGCTAGAATATTTAGAGAAACAGATACAGATGATGCTCGTTTCTACGATACAATTACTTTAACTCCAAACAATAGAGAAGTTGCTACACCAACAAATACAAGATTTATAAGATACATTTACATCAATGATACAAATGAAACACCAGCTGTAAGAAAAGCTTTGGAATACAGAGATACTTCTTTCATGGAAGAATATTACAATACACCAGGTACAGCGGCGGCTGCACCAAATAATATTCCAAGATACTATTCTAACAGAAATGCTACTACGATTTTTGTAGCCCCGACACCCGATGCTGCTTACGTGTGCCACGTTGCATATGTCAAACAACCAGACACAATTACAGCTAGTGACGCGACTACAACATATGTATCAAACAATTATCCAGATTTATTATTATATGCATGTTTAGCTGAAACCTATGGTTATTTAAAAGGACCAACAGATATGTTACAATTATACGAACAATCTTATGGTAGAAGTATGGCTACATATGGTATAGAACAACAAGGTAGAAGAAGAAGAGACGAGTATATGGACGGTACAATTAGAACCGCTATTAACTCTCCGTCTCCAGGAGAATAGGATAAAATATGGCATCAAGTTATTCAAATGATATAAAACTAGAACTCATGGTAACCGGTGAAAAAGCTGGTTTATGGGGTAACATCACAAACACGAATCTACAAATCTTAGAACAAGCAGCGAGTGGCTATTTAAGTTTAGCTGTAGGTGGAGCAGACGTTAACTTAGTATTAACTGATGGTGCTACATCAAATGGTAAAAATTTATATTTTAAATTAACGGGAACGTTAACAGGTAATAGAGTTGTAACTATGCCTGATTCATCAGAAAGAGTATTTGTTGTAGAAGATGCAACGGACAGATCTTCTGCACACTATACATTAACTGTTAAAACTTTTTCAGGAACTGGTGTAAGTTTACCAGTAGGAAGTAAAGCATTATTATATTCTGATGGAACAAATGTAAGTTCTGGTCTTTTAACTAAAGGTTATAAATCAACAACTTCATCTTATACTGCAGTTGATGGTGATCAAATTATTTGTGATACAACTGGTGGTGTACTAACAATTACTTTACCGACAGGTCCATCTGTTGGATCAGAGGTAAGTTTTATTGATGGTGGCCAACAATATTCTGTCAATGCCTTAACAGTAGATCCAGGTGTTGAAAATATTTCTGGTTCAGCGGGATCAATAAATGTTTCAACAGACAATCAAAACTTTACTTTGGTTTATGTAAACGCGACTGTAGGCTGGGCTTACAAGGATAACATATAGGAGGTGACCAGTGCCTCTTAGCAAATGGCAAATCAAACCAGGTTTCGATAAGCAAAACTCTGAAGTTGGAGCTGTCGCTCGTTATGTGGGTGGTGACAACGTTAGATTTAGATATTCATTACCAGAAAAAGTAGGTGGTTGGAAAGCAGAAGGCGGAGAAAGTATTTCATCTGTATCAAGAAGATTACACCCATTTAGAGGTAATGATGGTAATCAATATCTAGCAATTGGAACTGATAAATTTTTATTAATTTATTACGAAGATAATTTTTACGACATTACACCTTTTAGAACTAGTGGTTTTCCATTAACAATTGATGAATTTAAAAATAGTACATTTACAACTGTTTCAGGATCTAATGTTGTAACTATTACAACAACATCTATTAACGGTTTATCTGTAGGAAACATTGTAGAATTTGAAAATGTAACTTTACCTGCTGGTACAGGTTATGCTGACTCTGATTTTGAAGATAAATTATATGAAGTAAAAACAATTGTATCAGATACAGAATTTACAGTTACACCAGTTGCCAATGCTACAGGTAATGCAGGACCTGGTGGAAGTTGTTCTGTTATTCCATTAGAAACTGTCGGTAATCAAATACAACAATTTCAATTTGGTTGGGGTACAGGAGTTTGGAATGGCTCACAAGCCTGGGGACAAGCTGCATCTACAAACGGTGTTAACACTCCTCCTGGTTTATGGTCACTATCAAACTTTGGTCAAGTATTAATTGCAACTATTTTAAATGGTAAAACATTTACATGGAACCCCGCTGCGGGTAACCCACTCGGGCAGCGAGCGTCTGTATTAACGACAGGTTTTGAAACTGATCAGAATCCAACAAATACTAGAGTTAGTATGGTATCACCAACAACAAGACATTTAATTCACATGGGCACAGAAACAACTCTTGGTGTTCCATCAACACAAGACGATATGTTTGTCAGATTTTCATCACAAGAACAAATAAACACATACGATATTACTGCAGGTAACTCTGCCGGTTCACAAAGAATTCAAGATGGTACAAAAATAGTAGGTGCCATA